ACGGTAGGTACTTTAATAGTCCCTCCTGACTCGGTTACTTCTAAAATGTATATCAACGCTCAAAGGATAGCAGAGAGTTATGTGACTAATTACTTTGAGAAAGATAATATAGAACCTCAGAACGAATACAGCACTACTTATGGAGTATCAATTAGAAAGGTTACTTGTACCTTCTCAGAAAGATACGGGACTACGCCTGTTACTTATGCTGCTTCAGCTTCTGGAGTTTATTATGTTTGGAACGCTGCCTATCCTGCTGTGGATTTTAAGTCTTATTCTTTTGCTGTTGGAGGTGGGGCTGATGGCAGAGTACTTAATAAAGGATTTACTTCGGGTGGTTATCGGTCTACCACTATTCTTTACGCTCAACACTTTTATGTTAGCTGGCACAGGGCTTTTAGCTCAATAGTCTTTGACCATGTAAGGGTAACGAGCTATGATATAGGAAATAACTTGATACAAAATGCCACCATGTTAAATAACTATTCGGCTATTGGTGGGAATTTTGAAAGGAACTTGCAATACATGGATGTAAGTCCAACCGGTACGGCTGCTTATTTAGTTGCTTATGCGGGAGGAGTAACAAGAACAAACGGGGCTTTGCCTATCATTCCTACTACTACCGCTTACTATCTTATAACTTATGAGAACGCTGCCAATACTCAAGGGAGCGAGACTTATAAAGTAACTATTGACGAACTATGTTCTCAGTATTCTAAATACTCAGTTCACTTCCTTAATGCTTATGGTGCTTATGATACTTTTGTTTTCAATAAACTAAGTAGGAAGAACTCTAAGGCAAGAAAGACAGATTATAAAGCTTTGCCTTTCTCTCTTAATTCAAGTAATGATTATACTTATACTACTTATACCGATACTCAAAAACAGTATTCAACAGTAATTACCAATAGCATTACACTTAATTCAGATTGGATTAACGATGAAAAGGCTACATGGTTAAAAGACTTGGTTTATTCTCCCTCTATATTTATTGAAGATACAAGTGGAGTTTTAAGAGCTGTTACTTGTACTGAGAGTAAGTATGAGGAGAAGATGAAAGTAAATGACAAGGTATTTAATTTAACCCTTGATTTTGAATACGCTTTGGAGGACGTTAGACAGAGAGGTTAAACCCCGTTTAAATGTTCAACACCAAACTAATAGTTAAAACTTACCCCAATTCTACCACCCTTGATTTAAAGGACACTATCCCTTTATCAGTAAACTTTAGTATTGCAGATATTCGCCAACCCGACAAGAGGACAGGAGCTTTTAGTAAGACCATTACTTTATACGGGACTAAGACTAATAACCAATTCTTTGAACATTTATATGAAGTTAATATCAAGACTCTTAATTTTAATCCGAATATTAAAACTCAAGCTTCGATACTTCAGGACGATGTGGAGGTATTGAGGGGCGACCTTCAGTTACAGGAGGTAAGAAAGAAATGGCAGAACGGAACTGAAATGATTGAATATGATTGTTCGATATTTGGAAACACATCTTCAATCTTTACTACTATTTCAGATTCAAAGCTTGAGGACTTAGACCTCTCGACTTATAACCATACTTATAATATGGCTGACCAACAGAACAGTTGGGCTACCTCCATTAAGATTGCTAACGTAGTCACTCCTTTTGCTTTAGGCGTAGGGTATGTTTATCCTTTAATTGATTACGGGGAAACTCAAACTCAATCAGGAAATAGTTGGGATGTTCAAAATATGCGTCCGGCTATTTATGCTAAGACGTATTTGGATAAGATTTTTAGTGTAGCAGGTAAATCATATACCTCTACATTCTTAAATTCTACACGGTTTAAGTCTTTAATCATTCCCCATAATGGGGATGTGTTAAGTAATTCAGCGGCTACCTTAGCAACTAAGGAATTTTACGCAGGTAGATTATCAACTAGCGGAACAGGCACACACGCACTGGGTCTTAATGGTAGTAATTGGCAGAGTGTTAATTCTATTTTTAACTTCCTTACTCACTTCGGACTTCAACCCAATGACGATTCAACCACTCCTTTCAATGATGCGGGAGGTGTTTATTCCACAATAGGAGGTATTTATACTTCCAACACTCAAGGCTTTGTTAGTTTAAACGCTTCTATTAAAATACAAGCTAAGTTAAATGCTCCTGCCGGTACTGTTTCTATTACCGGTTCTTTTACGGGGGCTATGTGTTGGTCATTGCTTAAGAAAGCAAGTGGAAGTTCTACATGGACTTATGCGGGGGGTAACACTGTTCAGAATCCTTTTGGAAACAATACTTTAAGTACCTCTTATCAAACCGGAACAATTAATATTAATCTTAGTTGGATTCCCATGATACCCGGGGACCAGTTTAGATTTGTTTACGAAATATGTCCTTCTAGCACAACTTATTATATTACATTTTTAGACGGGGGAAGTTTACCTATTACTACTGGTTCGGCCTCAATAGATGTTCAAGAGTTAGCAGGGGCTTACATATCCGGAAACTTAAGTACTAAACAAGTACTGGACGGTAACCCTTTAGTGATGAACGATGCTATACCTAAAGACGTTAAGCAACGTGATTTTATAATGTGGTTAGTAAAGATGTTTAACCTTTACATTGATATTGACAAGACTAATACTGACAATTATTTAATAGAGCCTAGAGAAACATTCTACGGCTCAACAGTAATAGACTGGACTTTAAAACTAGCTGCCGATAGTGACATTACCATTAAGCCAATGGGTGAGCTAAATGGCAAAACTTACATTTGGCAATACAAATCTGATTCGGATTATTACAATAAATTATATAACGATGAGTACTCTACTCCTTATGGGACTAAGACTCAGATAATAGTTAATGACTTTTTAAAGAATGAGTATAAAACTGAGGTTGGATTTAGTGCCACGCCTATATCTAACTACCCACCTTCGGGAAACAATCTGATTATACCTCGTATATTTTCTTTTAACGGCTCCAATATTAAGCCTACTAAACACAATGTCCGTATTTTATATTACGGTGGGGTTAAAAGTTCGGGAGGTACTTGGAATTATACAAGCTCTAACAATTCACTTCCTCAAACTACCCACCCTTATGCAGGGATGAGTGATGACCCCTTAACTACGTTATTCACTTTGGAGTTTGGGGTATTGAATAAGCTTTACTATTACGACCCTTCCACAGTTTATACCGATAATAATTTATACAATGCTTTTTACTCTCGTATGATTAACGAGATTACTGACAGAGATAGTAAGATAGTTGTAATGTATTTGAAATTAGACCCAATTGATATATTAAAATTCGACTTTAGAAACTTGATTTTTATTCAAGACTCTTACTATGTAGTGAATAAGATAATAGATTACAATCCGGTAAATGAGTCTTTGACTAAAGTTGAATTACTTAAGATTACTACTTACCCAACGTTTAGTCCTGTGTTTGTGCCACCGGCTGAAATGGAGGCGGATGCAGGAGGAACAGGTGAGGCAGGTATGCAACAGCAAAGCGGAGGCCAATCAGCAGGAGGAGGAGAAGGTAACTCCGGAATGGCTAATAACCAAATGGCAGGTACTATGATTAACTCCATGTCACAGGGAGGTGTTTATACGGGGTCTAATATTTCGGTGAGCTCAGATAGCTATAACATAAATATAGTGAGCTGTGATAGCGTTTTTGTGGCTTCCGGGGCTACTGGATTTACAGCCATTAACACAGTGAGTGCAATGGTGGCAGGCAATACTAATAACAATACTTTAATCGGTTGTAACGGAATAGAGATTAGAACAGGTGTGAATAATTTTACAGGAATGTATATTCAGAATAGAGTAGTAACGAGTGCTGACAACGGAAAGGTAGAGATAGGAGGCTCTGTTAGTCTTAATAATGCTAAGTATGCTTCAATAATTGTTATTACCGACCCACCTGGAGGTACTCCGGTTACTACTGCCTATACTACTTATTACGGTAATTGTAATACAGGCAATCAGAATTATACTTTACCCTCTGCTTCATTGAATAAAGATGCGGTGTTTTACTTTGTTAAGACTGACCCTTCAGTTAATACAATGACAATAAGTGGAACCGAACCCATTAACGGAGCAGCGAGTTTAGTAATTAGTACTCAGTATCAATCTTACACCCTTCAAAGCGATGGGACTAACTGGCACATAATATGAGTTATAATCCAAATAGCGGAGGAGGTACTGGTAGTGTTTATACACCTACTGCGGCTAATAATGTAAACCTAAGTTCAAACCCAACGGTTACGGAGGCACAATATATTCAGGTCGGTAATACGGTTACTGTATCGGGACAATTTACGGCAGAGCCTACGGTGATAGCCACATTAACATCATTTAGTTTAACACTACCCATAGCGTCTAATTTTGGTTCTGTTGATGATGCTGCTGGGACCGCAGTGAGTGCTGGTTTGTCTGGTTTATCCGGGCAAGTTATAGCAAATATAGCAGGAGATTATGTTACTATTAAATGGATTTCATTAGGCATAAGCCCCCAAACGTGGAGTTATTTATTCACATATCAAGTAATATAGAATGGCAGTAACATACATAGTTACAGGAGAGGATAACTACGCTATACTTTGTTTAGCAGCAGACACTAAACCAGATGCGAGTTCAGGAGCTATTTGCTTTGAAACAGATACAGGGTTTATTTATAAAAACGTGGCTTCTGTTTGGACATTAGTTCCGTTTGGAGGCGTTGCTGTGTGGGGTACAATAACGGGAACTCTATCCTCTCAAACAGATTTGCAAAGTGCATTAGATGGGAAACAAGATTCAGGGAATTATGCAACAGGTGGAGGTATAGCAACAGGAACAAACACGGGCGACCAAACACTGCCCACAGATGCAACCATAGTAACGACTGACGTTACTACTAATAACGCCACTACTTCTAAACACGGATGGTTACAGAAATTACCCGGCGGTACTTCAACCTTCTTAAGAGCTGACGGAGCTTTTGCTGCTCCAACAGCTTCAGTAGCTATTTATCAAACAGAGATTGACTTCGGTTCAGTCCCTTTAAAGATGAAAAAATTTACCATAACCGATGCAGGGGTAACGGCTTCAATGAAAATAATACCTACAATGTCTTATGATAACCCTTCGGATGGCGAAGAAGATTCAGTAGAATGGTTTGAAGATTTAATATTAATGGCAAGAGCTGATACGGGACAATTCTTTTTATATGCAAGTTCGCCCTATCAAGATTTAAATGGAAAAGTAAAAATCAATTATATATACGCTTAAAAAAAACAACTATGCCAAAATTAGTAGATAATGCAGGAACAGAAGTAGGAACAAACACAAACCCGTTAGTAGTTTCTAAACTTAAAAAGACAACAACCTACGGAACATATTACTTCCATTCTGGAAACCTAACAATAGTTGCAGCAGCTCACGGAGCTACGGTAGGATTTATTTATATGTATAATCCAATAGCTTCAGGTAAGATTGTAAGGATAGTTTCGTGTAAGATTGAAAGCGGTATGACCACAGCCCTTGCAACACCGACAGCCCCACGCATAACGGTAGAGCGAGGCACATTCACCGGAACACCATCAGGAGCAGTTATAGCAGTTGCTAAGTGTGATAGTACCGATGTAGCGAATGTGCTTTATATCTCAGCAGCTTCAACAGGAGCAACCAACGCGGCACCTATTCCAATAGGTGGTAAGATTGTAGATGCTAATGCAACAGGAACCGTTAACACAAATGCAAGTTCTGTTGATATTTTAAAAGTTGGGGAAGATGTTAGGGACTTAACGATAAGGGCAGGTGAATATTTAGTAATAAGACAAGCCGATGCCGCCACCGCTTCCGATACACGTAAAGCAATAGTTGACATTTTATTTGAAGAATACGCCTAAATGAAAGAAGAAATAGAAAATACTACCTCTAAAATAGAGGGTGGCTTTCAGTCATTAAGTGGATTAGGAAACATAATTACTCAATTAAATGATGAGCAAAGAATTTTATTAGAGATAATTCAAAAGCAAGTAAATGGCAGATACTGACATAGCGTTAAAGATAGCGATTGATGCTTCTGAGTCAGCAGACTCGGTAAAAGAGCTACGTAAATCCCTCAAGGAATTAATTGATTTACAATCAAAGGTAGGGCCGGGTGCAGCAGGTTTTGATAAGTTAAGCAACGCTATTAATGAAACTGAAGGGAAGATAGGCGATTTAAACGATTCGTTCCAAACCTTAAGGGGTAGTGGAGTTGAGAGGTTAGATAATTCATTCGGATTATTAAGAGAGGGCTTTACTAAGTTTGATGCAGGTAAAATCAAAGCAGGTTTTCAAGGAATCGGGGCAGCTATGTCTGCTATTCCTATCTTCTTAATAGCTGAAGGATTTAAGTTATTAATGGAGCACCTTGACGAGATTATTGATTTCTTTAAGGAGCTTGTAGGAACCACCAACCAATTTACTAAAGAGTTAGAAGAATTAAAAAAGACTAACGAGAGCTTAACTAAAAGCATAGATAATCAAATCGCTGCCCTTAGTGGATTAAAGGCTAATGAGAAAGAGATAATAGAATTAACCAGGCAGAAGATTCAATTAAAAATCCAAGAGGCAAAGGTAGGATTAGAGGCTGCTATCTTAAATCAAAAGAACGCAGAGGTAGAGTTAAGTACTGCTGAAAAAGTATTCGGAGCCTTATCGGGTAACTTGAGTACTATGCAAATCAAAAGAAAGGCTGAGATTGCAATAGCCCAAGCCGATACTAAAAAGTTAACTCAGGAACTAGAAGCTCAGTTAGCGGCTTTACAAGGATTTGATAATGTAGCCACTCAAAAAGTAATAGACAATAATAAAAAGATTGCTGATGAAAAGAAAAAATCAGCAGAGGAGCAACGAGCAGCTACCTTAAAACTATTTGAGGAGAATAACGAGGCAGAGGATGTGGCTTTTGAAGATAAGACCGCTAAGATAAGTGAGCGATATGTAACGGAGAACGATTTACTTGCCGCTAATCTAAAGATTCAATCAGAGTTACAACAGAAACAGTGGAAGGAGGATGCTGCCCTTCAATTACAAATAGAAACTGAAACAAGGAAGGGTAATTTTGCCATCACTCAGGCAAGTTTAGAATCAACTAAACAACTGACAGACCTTTACTTTATGATTCAACTTAACCGGTCAAAGGGGTTGGAGTCAGAAGATTTAAAGATTAAAAAGAGAATGTTTGTAGTTAATAAAGCGTATGCTCTTTCTCAAAATATTATTTCTACTATTATGGGAATAACAAACGCTTTAACGGCCTCCTCTGTTATCCCGGAGCCTTATGCTACCATATTAAAAGTAGCTAACGCAGTGGCAGTAGGAATAGCAGGAACGGTTAACACAGCTAAGATAGCAGCTCAACAATTTAACAGCGGTGGAAGTGGTGGGGCAGGTGTAGGAACTATTAGTTTAGGTGGAGGTGGTATATCTGCTCCTCCGGTAGTTCAGTCCCCTCAAAATTCTCAGACTAATGTTAATCCTGATGGCTCGATAGGAAAGCAAAATCAAATAGTAATTAAGAATGAAATAGTAGAAACACAGATAACAGAGAAACAAAATAAAGTAGCAACAATTAAAGAAACAGCAACATTCGGATAGTCCGAGTTCAAAAGAATAAACTCTATGGAAAAAACACTAAATAATTTACCGGTATTTAAGATGGTACTTGGTGAGAACGGAATAGAATACGTAGCGTTGGTAGATGACCCTGCTATCAAAGAATTATGGATAGCAATGTCTGAGCATAAAAAGGTAGAGTATAAGCTCGAAATGGTTAACGAACAAAAACGTATAATCATGTCCCCTATGTTAATAGCTAACCAAATGATTTACCGAAAACTTGACGGTAAAGAGTTCTATGTGTACTTCGATGCTGAAACTATCGAGGCTACTGTTCAGAAGTTAATGAAGGACAAGGTAACGGATAGTGTTAACGAGATGCACAAAAAGAGCAAATCAGTTGACGGTGTTTATATGTATCAAATTTACATAGTAAACAGGGCTTTAGGTATTAATCCCCCTACCGCTTATAAAGACGTAACTGATGGGTCTGCTATCGTGTTTTATAAATTCGATAACGACCAAGCTTGGGCCGATGCTCTTTCCGGAAAGTATAAAGGCATAAGCATTGAAGGAAACTTCTTAGCTGAACCTGCCGATTTAACAGAAGGGGAAGTTATTACGGTGGCTCAAAGTGTGGTAAAAAGTTTAAATATTTAAGGCTTTTGTCCTCCCATAAATAAGGACTAATCCTTTTTACATGGAAAAACCAACCTTTTTAAACAAACTCACTACTTTCATTACTGAAAATTTCTCAGTTGAAGAAAAAATACAACTCAAAGCACACGCCAAAGAGATTGAAGTTCAATTAAATGAGGTGACTCCTGCCACTCCTGCGGTTACAACTCCGGCCTTAGAAGCCCCTGCCGTTCCTACTTCAGGTTCAGAAATTCCTTTAGCCGACGGCACTACTTTAAAAGTAGCAGGTGAATTGGTTACAGGTGTTGAGGCAACTGTGGTAACTCCTGACGGAGAAATACCTGCACCGGAAGGTGAGTTAAAAGCTATGGATGGCAAAGTAATTAAAATTACCAAGCAAGGTGAGAAATCAATCGTAGCTGAGATTATCGAAGCGGTTGAAGATGACGCTGCTCTTAAAGCTAAAGAGGCTGAACTTGCAGCAGAGGCTTCAGCAAAAGAAAGGGTTACTACCACAAAAATTATAGAAAAGTTCGAAGCTCAGTTAGCTGCTCAAACAGCAGAGATGGCAAAGCAAAAAGAAACTATCGACAATCTTGCATTAAAATTATCTAAACAGGCAGTAGCTACTCAGAAAGCTTTTGAGTTCGTGACTGCTCTTTCAAATATTCCAACAGAAGAACCAATTAAGAAAGAAGTGATTATCTCTAAAAAAGAGAAAGCATTGTCATTCTTATTAGACAGAAAAGTATAAACTTAAAAACAATAAACAATGGCATATGATGTTTCGGCCATACCGGCCTATACCAAACAAGACGCTAACAAGTTAATTTACGCTAACATTTTCAGCACTGCTGACACAATGCCGTACTTAACTATTCAGACTGGCATTAAGTCGGCTGAGACTATTAATATAATCGACACCGAAGGAATTTGGAAAGACCAAGCCTGTTCATTCAGTGCTACCGGTACGACTACAATGACACAACAGACTATCACAGTAGGGAAGCCTTCTGTTCAAATGTCATGGTGTGAAAAAACTTTGGAGCCGAAATTCTACCAAGAGAAAATGATTGCAGGTGGAACTTATGAGTCTTTGACTTATAACACTCAAATCATTGACTTGACTTTGAAGAAAATCGCCAAGAGAATGGAAACTGCAATTTGGCAGGGCAACCTATTATCTACTTCTCAGTACTTGAAGTATGCTGATGGAATTGTTCGCCTTGTTGCTGCTGCTGTTACTGCCGGAACTATTGTGGCTGCTTCAAACTCGTACGCAGGTACTGTTTGGTCAGAAGCTAACGCTCGTGTGGTTGTTAAGCAACTTGCCTCTCAAATTGTAGCTAATACTGATGTTTACGCAGCAGGAGCAGGTACAATTAAAATGTTCATGAACCACCAAATGTATCAGCAATATCGTTGGAAAATGATTGCAGACAATATGTTTGACGGTTCTTTATCAGGAAGTGATAATAAGTTATTTGCTGAAGGAACAAACATTGAGATTGTAGCAGTTAACGGACTTGCCGGACTGAACTACATATATGCTTTTGAGAAAGAGAATATGTACTTCGGAACTGACATGGAAAATGAGCAGGAGAAATATGACCTTTGGTTCTCTCAAGACAATCGTGAGATTCGTCTGAACCTTGAGTGGAAATACGGAATTAACTTTGCGTTTCCTGGTCGTGTGTTCTATTACTTAGGAGTTTAATCACTTGGAGTAGGGTGAAACCTACTCCTTTTTAATATTTAAAAAATGGCTTGTGTACCAACAACAGGGGAAACCCTTGATTGCAGAGATGGCAAAGGTGGAATAAAAACCATCTATATCGCAGCTCTTTCAAACGTAGGAACTCCTACTTCAGCTTCCGGCATAATCACGGCTTGGACTGCTGCTAACGGAGATTTCTTTACTTACCAAGTACGTCCGGAGGTTTCTAATGCTACTTTTACGGCTAACGTATCAGACGCTAATGGTACTTCTTTTTATACTCACGCTGTTAACTTTACTGTTTACAAAATGAGTGCTGCAAAGAACCAAGAGTTTATGAGGTTAGCTCAAGGACGATTAGTAATAATTGTTAAGAGCAATACTTTAGACGCTAACGGTACTAATATTTATTGGGTTTACGGACTTAATAACGGCCTTAATATGACAAGCTCAACAGGAGAAACAGGAACGGCTATGGGTGACTTAAACGGTTATAAATACGCCTTTACCGGTTCGGATGAAGAAGCTCCTTATAACTTGACTGCTTCATTGATTACTGGCTTGACTACTTAAAATTAACTAACTAAACTATTAAAAGACCTCTAAGCAATTAGGGGTTTTTTTTTAAAGTATAAAAATAACAAAGTTTTGTCCTTCCATAGATAGATGCTACAAATAACTAAAGCTACTACTAATACACTTTATCCAACCTGCCATGAAAAGCAGTTGATAGCTTCGCCTTACTACCTTTGGAAGTTTCACAATCAAACTACTAAAGACGATAGGTATTGTATTAGCTCGGATGGCTCGGCCTATCCTTTACGTTATCAGCAGTTAATAGTTATTGAAACCACTACCCCAACCGCTTCTACTAATCAGGTTAAACTTGATACTACTGGGGTTTGGGAGTACTATATTTACGAGCAATCCTCATCTACTAACATAGACCCAACAGGACTAAACTTGGTAGAACAGGGTTTAGTAGAGGTTAGTGTAGCTTCTACTTCTTTATCTGAGTACACAAGTCAGCAGTCAACATTTAAACAATATAATCCATAATGGAAGGAAGGGCATCAGTAACTAAGAATTGGGTAAGCATTAATCTTGAAAGCGATTATCAGCCTCACTTTACACCTACTTCTAATGGAAGGTTTATTCATTACGGGGTGAATGATGAAATGCCCTCTTACTTGATTAATCTTTATAATTCTAATGCTTTTCACAACGCCATAATTTCGGGTAAGTGTAATTTTATTGCCGGTAATGGTATTTCAATTGACGAGACTATCCCTGCCGAAGATTTAGCCAAGCTACAAAGATGGTCAGAACACGCCAACAGGTATTATAATTGGGACAAATTAGTAAAGAAATTAGTCTTAGACTTTGAATTATTTAATGGTTTTGCCATTCAATTAATTTACGGCTCTAATGGTCAGGTGGCAGAGTACTATCATTTAGACTTTGCCAAACTTCGTCTTAATCCGGAAATGACTAAGGTCATGTATTCGGATGACTGGAAAAACTATAC